AAAGGTACCCTCCTTTTGGTGGGTCTTGTGAAGCATAAAACCCACTGGTATTTGTTGGTCCATAAGCTGTACTCCCTATATTATTTGCGACATAAATATAACCCTTTCTTTGTGTACCAGGTAAATTTTCTACCTGAGGTAAATATTTTACGTATATTGACATAATTAATATTTATTTTTGTTTTATTGTAAATTTTTCTACAGTAGCGAATCCTAATCCCGCACCTACTATATATATCATACTATCCCACATAAACTGAGGTAATTTTATTTCAATAAAGATTGATATAATAAATGCTATTGATAAACAGATAAACGCCATAACAGTAATTAATCTTTTCGATGATTTTTGTCCGTTAACATCTTCAAAAACTGAGTTTAAAAATTCTTTCATATTCTCTCATTTAAATCTTTAATAGTATAAAGAGTTAAATAAGAGTACTTACTTTTGTTTAGTTTATTAATGGTTTCGGTTATTTTGGTTTTTAACTCCTCGTCATTACTGGACGATAAATTAACTTCTAACTTTTTTATTACCTCATTTCTTGTTTCATCAATTTCAGTAACAAGATCTTTTTTACTTAATGAAGTAATACTTTTTAATTCACTGATTACACTTTCATCTAATTGATTTAAGTGTTCATTTAATTTTTTATTTGTTATTTTTAAGGCTGATGAGAGAGGTAAGTTTATAACTTTATTCTCTTTAATATCAGTCTTTTTAGTGATTACATCAAGTAAATTACTCTTACTTTCAATTAAGTTTTCTACTTTTCTAACATTATCACTATCATAAATTTGACAATCTAAATCCTCATATAAGTTTTCTACTCGATCTCCAATCTTATTGTTTAACCATTCATTAATCTTAACAAGATTTTTTTGTTCTGATAATAAACGACCTCTCAAAATTCTTGAGGTTTCACTTAAATACATATCTGCCTGACTCTTATCAAATCCTTTTCCTTTATATATTTCATCGTATATATAATAACTTTCAGATAAAATAGTATTAGAAAGAATATTTTTCTTAAAGTACTTTAAGTTATCCGAAAATGTATCCGTTTTGTAACTTTCAACGAATAAAGATTCAAATCTAGACTTTATATTACCAAATCTAATCATTTTCTTTTTTTATATAAATATTAGTCTTTAAGTAAATTGTCTAGTTTTGTTTCTATCTCCCCCAAAGATTGTTTACCTTTTGATAAATCTAAAGTTAAATTACCTCCTATCATATCCTCCTCAAGTAATAAGTTTAAATCTTTATCATTAATAAATGATTCGGGTGTTATATCTCCTCCCGTATCACCTTCAGGGGTTTCTCCACCTAAGTCACCACCTAAGTCACCTGCTGGTGGTGGAGGCATATCACCAGTTAAATCATCACCCGCTTCACCACCATCCGTAGTAGTTGTATTGTCACTTTCTTCGGGTTTATTTCCGTATAATTTATCTAAAGTGCTAAATATCCCTGTCTTTGTTATAACCTCTGCGGTTTTTTCAAGTTCACCTGCAACTGCCTTCTCGATACGTTGTTGTTGCATGTCGAGTTTAACTTCTTCATCACTAAACCCTAATATATGTTTCTTAGCCCAAGAAGATGATACAGGTAATATACCATTACCTGGATCAGTGACAGAATCTCTATACAATTGAATCTTTTGTTGCCACTGTTCAACTTTTAATAAGTCAGCTTGTGTTGATGGATTGGTTAAACCTAAAGTAAAATTATACAGTTCGTCCTCAAAACCTAATAGATATAAGTGTATAATTGCGATTTTATTTAATTCCTGAATAATAGATTTTTGTATTCTATTAATTGTTCTGGCGAATCTGATATCCTGTAAAGCTAAGTTTTTACCATCACCTACAACTTCCTCAAAACCTAAAAATGCTTTGGGAACCCTTAAAGCTGTTAGTAATTTTTTCTGTATGTACTCAATATCGGCAATTTCTGATAAATTTTGAGCACCGGGTAAAGTGTCGATTGGGCTCGGAGCATTAGGATCTCTAACAGGTATAAAGTAATCTTGGTCTACGGCCATCTGATTGTATCTTAAATCAACATTACCATTAGTCGGGTCCGCAATTTGGTCTCTCTTAAACTTATTAGCAACTCTATTTACGTAAGGTTCTACATCCTTATCATCCATATTACCAACAAAAACTTTAAACACCCGTCTTTCAGGTGCTCTTGATGTTCTATATATTAACATAGCGTCTTCCGCTAAGATTAATTGTTTCCATATACGTCTACCTTTTTCTAACATAGAAGTACCATAAGGTAATTTTCTGTCATCACCAAGTAATCTAAAATGGGCAATTTCCCAAGTGTTAAAAGTCATGTCCTTATTCTGCCATAAAAACTTTAATGAGTCAGCATCTGTGTCTGAAGTATTACGGTCAGGTTTTATCTTCATACCTCTTTCTTGTCTACTTATTTCTATATTAGGTAATTGTTGAGCACCCATAACACCTTTATCTGGATCTAATTTTAAGTAGACAAAATTATCACCATATTTACAAGTATTTCTAATCCACATAGGTAGATTAGTATTTATATCTAATTTGTTATTAAACAAATCCGCAAGAATAGATTTAATTCTGTTACTCTCAGAATAAATTTGTAATATATAACCATCTTCGTCAGGTGTTGTAGATTCTTCAGAGTATATATCTAATGCCGCAGATATTTCAGGAGTATACTCCATACTCTCATAATCATAAAAAGAAGCTAATCTAGTTGGTTCATAATAAACGGATTGAGAATATAAATTATTCTCTACTTTTTGCCATTGCTGACCTAAGTAAAGTGTTTGTTGGGCTTGTAACTTTTCTCTTTCGTATTCTTGTTTACTATTAGTTTTTAAAATTTCTTTTTTATCAAACTTGTAAGTTGGGTATTGTTGGTCCATAGTAGAGTCAGGACCAAAAACACGGTTAAGTCTTTGCCAAACTGTATATTTATTGTTATCTGCCATAAGATAGTTTTTAGATAAATATAAACCTTACTTAAATTAGGTAAAGGTTATCTTCTAATTCCACCAAATAACCACCCGTATTGTTCATAATCAGTTTTTGTTATACCACCAGGTCTCCTATGGTCATTATTTGGCATTACAGGTAAACCAGGGTTAAAGTCTCTTGAAGTGTTTTTAACGGGTGTTTCATTAACCATCCAACTCTCCATCATCGCCTTAGTTTGTTCTGTAACCTTTTCTAATTGAGTGAATGAACTTTCTCCAACATAAATCGCCATTGCCATAGCCATAATAAGGTCGTCGTGTTGTCCTTTTATGTGGTCAGGTCTTCCATTTATATAAACAAAAGTATTTAATTCATTCATTAATCTTGATGAACGAACGATAAAGTTATGTCTTAACGCTTCCTCAAAAGATGCAACAATTTGAACACGCTTTGAGTTAAAGTTAAGACCTGGTATCTTTTCCATTGCCTTTGGGTTATACTTCCATTTGTCGGCCGCGTTTGTACCGTCAACATACAAATCCTTATAATTCATTTCCTGAAGTTTACGAGCGGTAGAAACCCCCATACCTCCAGTGATATCAATTACAACAAACGCGGAATACATAGTTGCCCATTTAAACGCAACTTCAGCTGCGACATCGGGGGGTATCTTACCCAAATATTCTAATACCTGTTCTCGTTCGTCAAAATCTATAATACAGAATGTGGTAAAGTCTTCACTATCACCACGAGAAACATCAATACCCATAATATATTTGTGACCCACCACAGGTTCTTTCCATTGCCATAACGCACCACCCATAAATTTGTTTTCAGGTTCACGAATAAAGTTTTCCTTAATTTTTTCTACCGTATCAGAAGGAATAACATTGTCACCCGAACCCAAGAAATTACACTCCAATTCCTGTGCAATCTTACGTCTGTCAAACTTAAGTTTTTTAGCCATACCCTCAAACCATGATGAATATGGTTTGTACCCATCCAAGAAATGAGTTTTAATTTCCTCAAAATCCCTTTCCATGGGATTTATATGTGAATAATCTAATGTTATCTCTTCATCTTTATAGTCTTCTCTATTTAACATATAATGGACTATGTCATTACATTTAATAAGTTTTAAATCTTTCGCATAACGAGGGTCACGATACCAATACATCTCGGTAATCTTAAAGTCATTCATACCCCTTAATGACTGGTCATAGATAGAATAATAAATTCTATCAAATCCGTTAGGTGTAGATATTACAATCACTTTACCACCTGTAGACAATGATGCCATACACGCAGACCAGAAATCGTTATCTGCCTCAATAAACGCCGCCTCATCAAATACAAGTATTGTGGGGGTATATCCACGAAGTGCGTCTTTAGATGTCGCAACCGCTTTTACCTCACACCCATTGGTTAATTTATAATGTCTTTGTGAATTTTTCTCATTTGAGAAGTCTACTCCGAACCATGAGGGCCATTGTTCAATAAACGCTCTTATCTTACTTGCC